TCTATTTGCACTTGGGACTACAAGATAATTATCAGAACTAACTTGTATAATATCTTCTGGTTCATTATAAAAACCACCAGAAACCCAATACACACCACTAAGCTCTCCTAAGCAAGCACCTTTATTTGAATCTATAAAATCAATTGTATGTAATATGGAAGGAATTAATGTAAAACTGCCATCATAATTTCCTTTTATATTAATATCATCCATATTACTTACTTCATCAGCATTGTACCAAGGCCATATCCTTGCATATCTATTAGTAGATGTTGATGTGGCATTAATAATACCAGTCCAAGTGCCATCACGTAATCTAACATATCCTGGTGCATAAGAAGTTGTTTCATTTGAAGTGGGATTAAAAAATCCTGCTATTCTATCCACACTCTCTAAATAACTTCTATAAGGATCATCTGAGGATGCTATAATTGTTAAAGGATAAGGATATTCATCTGAAGTTGCATAAGGTAAAAAAAATCCACAATATAGACTGATATACAAATTAGATACTTTAGCTACCATAATAAATCTTCTACCATCAGCCATAAACCAATAGGGCATACTCTCATCCCAAAGCACTAATTCTGCTGTATTACTTGTTCCTGGTTGATTATTAAAATCTTCTTCAGAATCATAAGCAGTAGCACCTCTCACAGCCCAATTATAAACAGGGTAAGTTGTTCCTGTAATTGCTCTTCTTATTATATTTACATGTATTTCATCAGTACCAGCAAGACCTGGACCATTCAAGTAAACATATCTGTTAGTCGATGTAGACCCAGTAGCATCATAATATTCAGTAGTCCATTCTTGTCCTGCTGTTACTAAATCAGTATTAGTAGTTAAAAAAGACACTAATTCATCAAATAATAAATCATACCCAAATGTCGTCACACCGTCAGCAGTTATTGTTCCTGATTGAAATGCCATTATTCATCCTTTAAATTTATCTGTTTCCTAATATATTCCTTATTACACTTGAATTTCTTTGTATAATATTTACAAATGCTTTTTCACCTTGACTTGATTGTAAGTATTCTCCTACTAAAGATGGATCTAAAATATTAGCTACTTTAAGATTTATGTCTGGTTGTTTTTGTTCAGTTGTTTTAGATGATTCATATCTTTTTTGTTGTGATGGTGTTCTTACTGATACAGTTTCACTTGGGGATGCTTTAAGTGTAACTAACTGACTATCTGGCCCACCCGATCCACCTACTCTAAATTCTCCTCCATTCTGAAATGCACCAGCAAAATTAGCGCTTGATATTTGAGATATTAAAGTAGATCCCAATGCAGCGACTTCAGCAAAAGCAACTAAATTAGCTGGGAATGGCCCACTTGCTAAAGCTTTTGCAGTAGCATCAGCTATTTGAATAGATGTATCAGCTATCGCAAAAGCTTTAGAAACAGCAAATAACTTTTTATATGTACCACTTTCTTCTCCAACAAAACCAGCAGAAATAGATGCTAAACTTCCGAATAATGACGAAGCATTATTAAGTACTATTGAATTTTTAGCTATGTTTGCATCTATTATTGCTTGATTGTATTGCTTTTCTCTCTCAAGATCCAATGTTCTGAATTCATCTTTAGTTATTAATTCAGTATTAAGAGCTTCGGTTAATATAACAGCTCTTTCATTGTATAAGGTACGTTGTTCCTCTAATTCTCTTTCTATATCTCCAAAACCAGATACAGGATTTAATTGAAATTTTACATCTTGTACTGCACTGACAAGTGGTGTTTTTGATTTTTGTACTTCGTATTGAGGTTCTGAAATTTTATCTTCTAATAAAAGAGTATTAAGAGTGCTTATAGTTCTTTGATAAGCTATAACATTAGAATTAATATTTTGTATTATCTTTTGTTGTTTTTTAAGTTCTTCTCTCTTTGCATAAAGTACATTCAATTCTTGTTGTTCAACAGAAGTCAAATCCCTGAATAATTTCTTAGATATTTCTAATCCTTTATTATAAGCGTCTTTATTACTTTTTCCTTCTGATATAGCTTTATTCTCTTCTTTAAGAATATTTAAATAATGTCCAAAAGTATTATTAGAATTTTTAATTTCTTTATCAAGATCTTTTAATTGATCAGTAATATCATCTACAGCATCTCTTGCACCTGTACGAAATTTAGGAAATAATTTTTCAAATTTTTCTAAAGAAGTTTTACCAGTTTCTATATAAGTTCTAAGTTTTGAAAATAAAGCTGCTCTTTCTTCTGTTATAGGAATATCTTTTCTCATCTCTTTATTTAATAAAGATTGAGCTTTTACCATTAAATCTATATCTTGTCTTAATTGCTTTCTTAAAGGTGCTAACTCTTTATTACGTCTTGTCTGTTCTTGTTGTAATCTTAATTCTTCTTTTCTTTTTTTAAGATTTTCTAAATCCTGTTGTGCTTTTTTAGCATCCAGGGCTAATTTATCTTCTTTTTCTTTCTTAATATCTTTTTCATACTGCAACAATGAATTTTGGATAATCTGTTCTTGTGAAAGGAGATCTAATAGTTTTTGTCTTTCTTCTATAAGCTTATTAAGTTCTCTTTTACTGAATGAAAATCCTGTTCGTAATTTTTGTTGTTGTACATCTATATCTTTATTTATAAAATCTAATCTTGTTTGAATTTGTTTACTTAAATCAGTACTATCAAGTATTAATTTTGTCTTTATTTCTACAAAGTTACCTCTTTGTAGAATTGAAAGTCTCTCCTCTATTGATTTTTGGAGAGCATCTAAGTTCAGTTCTTTCAATCCTCTTGCTGTATGAGATAAATATTTTCCAGCTTTTTCAAGATAGCCGCCTACATTTTCACTAATATCGGTAGTTTCATTTAAAGTACCAACAAATTCCACGAATCCTGTTTTTAAAGTTTCAAGACCTGATGTAAAGGTATATTTTAACTGATTGAATTGTTCTTCTAATTCTATAGTTTGTGATTCTAACGCAAGTGCAAATGTTTCAGAAGCTAATTTACCTTCTAATACAAGTTGTCTAACTTCTGTTGCTTGAATACCTAATGCATCCGCTACAGCTTGAGCAATTCTTGGTGTACCTTCCATAATACTATTCATTTCTTCTGCTCTTACTGTACCTTGACTAAGAGCTTGTGAAAGCTGTATTAATGCACCCCTTGCTTCTTGAGTCGATGTAGCTGTGATAGAAATAGCCCTACCAACATTAGTCACAATTTGAAGGATATCTTTTTGAGAGAGACTTAAATTCTTGGAAACTATTTTTAATCTGTTATATAATTTAGATTGCGCTACTAAGTTTGTCCTTGTTTTAATAGCAATATCAACCAAACTTTCTTGTGTTTGTCTTAAATTTTCTGATTCAGATGCAAATACTTTTATATTATTTGTTACTTTAGTCCATTCATCAGCAGTCTTAGGTAGAATAGTTATTAAATCTTTTAATAACCCAAGTAATTTAGATATTGCAGTAGCAGCTAAACTACCTACAGTAACTGAGAATGCATTCATACCACTTGATGCATTATTAGAACCATCACCAACTCTATTAAGATTTCGTACTAAATCTTGTAAAAGTCCTATTTCAGTTCTTAAATCAACATTAAGGTCAACTATTTCATCTCTTATACTTGCCAAGCCTCTTACAATAGGCCCAACATTAAATGTATTAAGATTTCCGAACCTTCTTAATCTTCCATCTACACTCTTTAATTGATTATCCAAATCTTTAGCGGATCTAATAATATTTTTAAAAGATCTATCAATTACCCTTTCTGCTCTAACAACACCAGAAGTATCTATGTCTATTTTAAGAGTCATTATTTTTTTAAATCCCTTCTAATTCTATTAGATTGCTCTTCAAGATACACTTTATCCATACCTCTTATAAAGAATACGAAATTATCAAATTCATCTGGTGTGTTAATATTCCATCGTTTACAAAAATTATCTATAGAACTCCAAGGAATTTCACCTTGTTCAAAATTACGATCCGAATTCAATTCTTTGAAACTGTCCCAATACCATAATAAACTTATATCTAAATCGGGCCTATCTTTCAAAAATTTAGGTTTTTCAACAGTTTTATTTCTTCTTAGTCTGTTAGGTGGAGAAGAAGTTACAACTTTCTCTTCTTCTCCGTACCTTAAAGACCATTGAAGAAATTTAACTACTTTTTTAACTTTTCTTCTTCAACCTCGCATCTAAAATTAGTCCAGTTACCAGATACTTCCCTAATATCGTCAAATAATTGCGGTAATGCTGTAAATAATTTAATTAAATTACCTTTATTGAACTCTTTTAATTCTAACTTACCGTTCTTATCTTCTAAAAGAATTCCTTGCTTATATTCATTATCTATTAATACTTTATTATCTTTAACTACAGATTCAGCATATATCTCATACCAAAGTTTTCTTTCTTCTTCATCACTTAAATTATCAAATGATGCCTTATTAATCTTTTTCAAAGCATCAGTAAGCGCTTTTTTATAAAGGGTATTTCTTGTTGATGCTATTGCAACCTTAGTCTTTTGCCCAGGGTATTCTATCCATTTACCTTCTTCCTCTTCTTTTTTATTCGTTTTAAAAGCTTCATAAATGTTCATGCATTACCTCCCAAATATTATATTTTATAATCTATTAATTAACTTATTTTTTAAAACTATTCATTAAGAACACCAATTGGAACTGGAAATTTAGTACAACTAAAAACAAAATCAAAAAATTCATCTCTATGAGTAGAAATGTCAAAATCAATTAAAACGCTTTCATCAGCGGGAAAAGATTTAGTTGAAGTAGTTAAAGTTCCACTTGGTATATCAAAATGTAATACACCATCGTCATTCTCAATTGCAAAATCAAGACTGATTGTTTCGTTATTCCTAACAGCAGACAAAACAGTCTCATCAGTAAATAAAGTCTGAGTTGTTCCTGTTACTATAAATTTACCAATATTCATATCAACAGCACCAAGAGTACATAATATTTTTTCTGGACTTACACCATTTGCTACAGAAATATCCAAAGCTTTAAAATTTGTTGTATAAGCAGCAGTTGAACTATTATATATATTAACTCTTAGACAATCACTTACAGTTGAGTAAGCTTTCCTATCATATACTGATAATCTATTTCCTGATTCTTGGGATGTAGTAGGGACAGGGGTATCAAGACTAATAAAACCAAATGTAATACCAGCTTTATCACCTAAAGGAAAAGATAACGACATTTCATTAGGCTTGCACCCATTAGGATATTCATAAACAGTATCATTACCTGCATCAAGATCTTCATATTTAGCTTCAAATGTATATGTTTCTTCTAAAAAATCAGAATCGTCTTGGGACACATTTCTTATAAAAGATCCTATCAATATTTGTATTGTTTTACCAGTGCCATCATCAGCAGCACCAACTGTCCAATCTCTTTTATCAAGAGTAATTTTATTAGCGGATACAACTCTAACTCTTGCTAAACCACCATAACCTGCTGTTGCAAATTGAGTATCTGTGGTAAATCCACCAACCCAAATACTTTGACCCACAGTAATTGTTGAATCTAATGCAGTAAAATCTAAAGTTGTACTAATAAGATTACCATCACTATCGAGTTCTATATCACCTGATATTCCTTGAACACCACATATTTCTACAACAGCACCATCAGGTATTGATGTTTCAGCTACAAGCCCTGTAGTTTTTATTTCAGTAGATGTACTCAAAGCCCCTACAACTTTTAATCCATTATTACTTGAATCCTGAAACCTCTTAGCATAAATAAGAGTCCCTTCAGTAAGATCCCCTCCTGATGCTACTGTATAGCCAGTAGATGTTACAGCAGTTGGACTAAAAGATGTTTGTTCTTTCCAAGAGGCATAAAAAAATCCTTGAGCAAAGTTATCAAAAGCACTATAAGTTAAATCAGTACTAAATCCGACAGTACTATCAAGATCAGTTATTGCGCCTTTTTCTTGCATCCTATTCTGATTGACAGGATCTCTCGGTGTAGTAGTAAGAGTAGCACCAAAATCAGTAAGATCGTTCCTTTCTAAATCTATCCAATCAGGTGTAGTTGGTAAAGTACCTATCGTCTCTTCTACAGCAAATGCTAATGTAGTTTTATTAGTTTTTGAAGCCAAAACTATCTCCCTTGTTTTATTTAATTATATTATATCGTCTGAAACCCAGTATATAGTACCACTTAACATAAAAAACCCATTATCTTGTATTCCAGATTCTTCCCACTCACCTCTATAGCAGTAAATATCATCAAATCTTTTTCCTTCAAATATAGAATTAATAGAATCACATAATTCATCACCAACCTTAGTACCAGTATTTGAAGGTATAAAAACTTGATAAGTAATAATTCCTGATCTTTCAAATCTTCTATTATTTTCTGATCCATAACTTACTTGATCAGTAGTATTATTCATTATATAGAATTTAACGTATGCTGAATTAGAAGGTTTGCTTACTTTTATGCCACTTGTTAAATAAAAATCGTTTTTATTAGCAAATGATATTGGGATACTTGTATCAAATTCTGATAAAAATTCTAAAAGCAACGTGTTTTTTATCTCTGTTCTTGTGCTCATTAGATTATCCTACTATTTCTTAAAACAACCTCTCCTTTTTGTAATGCTTTTTCTTTAAATTTCTGAGGAGATATTTTACTTGTTCCGTCATTAACATATTTAGCATAAGGGACAGTATATGTTATGTATATATTATGTGAGTTTAACATCAGCCTTGTAGGTGTGTTTATAAATATATTGAATAACCTATTTCTCTTTGTTACATCAACATTCCTCTTTGAACCCACAGTATCTAATATAGAATTATTAATATTTACGAATATATTACTTCTTAACCAACCAGTTTTTTTAGGGGCACCCCCTGACTGTTTTGGTAATAATGTCTTATCAAAAATAGCTCTTACTATATCTTTTATTATTTTTGACATAGAGTCTTCTATTTTATTTTTTTCAGTATTAATTTCGTTGATAAATTGTGATAAATTAGTGCTCATAATAATTCGTAAATAACTATTTTCTTATTTCCTTAATATTAGTTCATAATAAATTATTTCATCTTTATCATAATAAGGTATTATTTTTATAATATTATAATGAATATAACCGTCTATAATTTTATCATCCAATGATGGAGAGATATCCAAATATCCTACACATAATTTAATATCATCTTCTTGTATAAGCCCATTTGATTCAATATAATTTATTGAAGATTGATACCCTAAAATATTAAGATCTGAGTATGATATAATAGGTGAATCACTTGGGTCTATTATATCAATTCCAGTGGATGTAATATATCTTAAAGTAAGATTCCTACCATATCTATTTATAAGATATTGGATTGAATTTTTTAAAGTCATTTATTTTACAAGTCTCTTTAATATTTCATCTGTCTTAGCTTGTCTTTCTTCAAGTCTTGCTAATGCAAGAGCAACATCTTTTGTACTATCAGCAACATCTTTCAATGTTAATCGTAAAGCTTTGTATGATTGATCTGTATTCTTAATTTCTGTATTTACTTTGCTTAGTTCAACTCGCATTATATTAATATCTGATTGATACTGCCTTGAACAAGCTTCTAATTGCGATATCCTTGTCTCTAATACTGCATCATTTGTTGTAAATGTAGCGTAAGAAGTACCGATGCCAATAATTAAACCTATCACAATCCCAACTAACCACTTCAAATCATCTCTATTCACACAATTCACCTAAATTTGTAATATATTTATGAATTAATCTCTATCCCGCCTCTCAATGACGCAACGTATACTGAACTACCGCTTACATAATCACCTTGCACACTCATTTTAATATCTGTTTTTTCTATAAACTTATCAGACATATTTAACGGCCTAACTATTGCTGAATTTATA